TCAAGTTTAATTTTTTCAACTTTACCATCACCAGAAAGATACATAACTTGTCTAGACCTACTTGGTGTACCAGTAGGGAAATTATTAAAAAAAGACGGTCTACGTTTTGCAGTTTCAAATGTTCCTACTGTAATAACAATAGCTGCAAGTAAGATAATGTGAGCAATTGCACTAATACCAAATACAACAAAACTACCAACTAAAAACGAAAATACGATGCACCACATCCATGCAAGTATTTGTAAAACCATATGTCTCACTTGTAAATCTGGAATATGTCTCAATGGATTTCTATCCATATCCATTACACCATTCCAACAATCATATACCCATTGTCTCATATCTATTACCTTTTCAAATGTTACCTTTACTGGATAATGTGCATCCACAATATCTCTAAAATCTATTGCATCATATACATCCACAAACTTTTGTACAACTTTTTTATCTTTAAAATATCCAGTTACACGATACATAATAATCTCCAAATTAAGTGGTAGGTTATTCTGTTACTAGGAAACCCACCGAAACCCTATCGGATTAAGCTGCTAGAGCGTAACCTTGAGGTGCAAAATTATCGTTTGCGTTTAGTTTTGTTAGACTATTAGGCGTCTATCCCACAGTTCTACTCTTACCTATCCCTATCAGTCGATCCTAGTTCGCCCCCATCATAATCCCACTCCCAAGCAGTGATTCAATATCTCATCTAGAAGTGAGATTATGGTGGAGGCGATGGGTACTGCCCCCATGTCCTGTCTAGTATTCGGTTTGTATCAACAAACTGTACTCTATTTATACCACAGTAGTTCCAAAGAGTCAAGAAGAAATTGATCCTACTGGCTTACAAATAAATTCTACAGTATCCCAATCACCATCAACTGGAATTTCTGTATACTCAACCATCATAACTTCGCATTCTGATTGAGTTTGAAACCACTGCACATCTTGTTCTAGACATGTGCTTCCAGAACAAACTGTCAATAGTATATGCCATATTGTTTCCATTATAAAGATTTACCTTTTGGCCAAGGGATTACTTTTAATCCTCTTCCAGTATTAAGAATACATCCTGTATCTTTATCAGTAAATTCTAATAGTGTCCACGTTTCTGTATCCTTATTATGTGCAATAACAAGTTTAGATTTTGTTAATGCACCTGTTGTATTCATAGTTTTACCTTCCATGATAATAGTTGGTGCTTCACCAAACCTCATCGTGATATCAACCATTTCTTGTGCTGTTCCACACTGAACTGGTTTTTGTGTCCAGTAGGGTTCTGCAAATGCTGGACTACATCCCAGCATCACTACGCATAGCAGTAACTTCCTCATTTTCTTTTTCCCACTCTGAGACAAACTGTTCGACTGTTTCTACTAGTAATGGTAAGTAGTCATGTTTAGTTTTAACAAACTCTTGAACTGTTCCATCTTCTGTTACAACAAGAATTACTATTTGATTAATTTCGATTCCTGTTCGTTCTTCAAACATTTCTGCATATGCAGCTGCCTGAATATAATATGACTCATTATACTCATCATTACGTTCTGAACGAGAAGTCTTAAAGTCAATGATAGATGGTTTTCCATTATATTCTGCAATACAATCCACCCTACCAGCAACTTGATATTTGTCACTCCAAAGTCCACACTCTTGAGCGAATATATTATCTATATTCTTTTCTATTACTGGTTTTAGTTGTTGAAACAAACACCAAGGCAGAAATTCACGATTGTCTTTTTCTACCTCTTGGTTGTTTATAAAGTCCTCACACATATGGTGGACTTTAGTTCCACGAGTCGCAGCAGTTCTTGCAATATAGTTTGCAACATCATGTCCAACTCTTTTACGCCACTGGGCTAAACCCTCACGTTTTCGTACATTCAGTACAGTTGTGATTGATGGGTACATTCCATTTGGTGTTACATAAAATCGTTTGCGATCTACGTTCTTAGTTTTTACTTCTGGTATATCAACTGGTGTGTGTGTAAACATAATTTATCCTCAAGTTTTAACATATTATACTTCAATTAGACTGTAATGTCAATAGATTTATTAACCGCTTTCAGTCTGTCCTTGTTGTTTTATTTTACTGATAAGATATTCCTTTACCATACCAGAACGAACAATATCACCTAAATTAAATTCTACTGTAGAGAATGATTTCATACCTCTAAGAATTTTCATAAAATGTGATATACCGTCTTTCTCACTGTTTCTTTGTAAGTCAGTTTGAAAGATATCACCACAGAACATAATTTTTGAATCTTGTCCAACTCTAGTAATAATAGTATCTAGTTCATGGAAGTTCAAGTTCTGGGCTTCATCTACAATAACAATTGCGTTATCCAACGTGATACCACGCAAGAATGAAGTTGTAAGAAACATCAATGAACCTTGACTCTTTAGTCTATCATACAACATACTAAATGCCTGTTCGTTTGGTTGTTCAAACATAAACTTCACCATATTCTGATATGGTACTTGGAACAATGCTGTCTTGTCTTCTTCATCACCTGGCAAGAAACCAATCTCACGAGTTGGTACTGCACTACGAACTAAGTAAACACAATCATATGGTGTTTCATTTCTCAATGCTTCTTGTAAAGCGAGATATAAGGTAATGAATGTTTTACCTGTACCAGCTGCACCATACAAGAACATATTCTTACCAGACTTATAATCTTGAAATACCTTCTGTTGATTGTCAGTAGCAGGCGTTACAGTAACCATCTGGTCAATTCTAATATCTTTTGCCTTTGCCATTAATTATTTCTCCATTTATGTCGATGCTTATCTATTACCGCTTTAGTCTTAATATCCTTAATACTCCTACTACCATATCTATCTGCAAAAGGTGTATCTGGATGAGCCTCTGCAATTCTACTTTGCATCTCTTTCCAACCATCGTCAGTTTTACTATCAATTGTCGAACCATGTGTCGAAACAATTGAAAAAGATGATGGCATTTGTTTGATATGAGGATTTTTCTCTAGCAGTTCTTCTCTGCGAGAATTAGACATGAAGTCCTCAAACTCTTCATCTGTCTCTGTATTTTTAAAATTAAATATTGGCATAATAATCCTATTTTTTCAAGTCACTCATCTGTTCTTTAAGATGATAATTTTCTTCAGATAATTCCTTAACTCTATTTATGAGTTTGTAATAATCACTTGTCAAATTTTTCATATCCTCTTGCATCAACTCAACCTTAGTTGACAATGCTACAAGTTCTCTACGATATAGTTCATTACCAGTTTTATCTAGATTAAGACCTTCGTCTATCTTTACTTCCATTTTTGCATCCTCTTGTCGCATTTTCCATAACATCCAATCATAATAGCGTTCAGGCTCTTTAGTCATGTTACATACCATTCTGGAGCACCACGTTTTTTCCAACTCGCAAGATGTTGTTTGTATTTTATGTAGTAATTCCTGTAAGAAACAATTGAGGATGGATTCTTTACATCATCAGGCATCGCTGGTGTTGGTTCTGTAAAATTACCATCTGGAATGTTATCTGGTGCAACTGCAAGCGCTTCATGTAGTTTTCTGTAGCTCTCATGGTCTACATCTTTATCATACCTGTAAACAAACTCTTCGTTTAGTTTACTCCACAAGTCATATAGGTATTCGTAATTTGCTTTTGATTGTCGAACCCAAATACCACTAGGATGATTTACATGAGAAGCTTTGTAAAGAACATTTTCAAGATTAGAACTCAACTTCCATCTTTTGATTTTACGTCCATTCTTAGTCTGTCCATAGTATTCTTCACCATCCAATACACGATGTGCAGTAGACATAAGTTGAGCATACTCAATAATCATTTTACTAGCATGACTGTCCACATGCATAGCAGCACTAATCATTGGATCTTCATGTAAGTAAAAAATATTCATCTACTTCTCCCACCGATAGAAGATATGATCTTCAATCTCAATTGTTTTTGTTTTGGTTCTTGCCCACGCTGGACGTACATAGTCTGCATGATAGTGTGTTGCACCTTCTGTAATGTCCATGAGTTTTATTGTACCATTAATTACCATTTCACTCAAGAGAAAAATCTCATTAAATGTTTCTTTATCCTGTGCAATATCGCTTTTGCCGTCACAGTACCAGCTAAACTGACACTTATGTCGAATAGGTATCATCTCACCAGTACCCTTCCAACTAGGTCGAGAAGGGCCTTCATAGACAACACCACAGATTGTATTTGGAAATCTAGAATCATTTACACGATTTATAGTGACAGACATAACTGCCATCTGTCCAGCCGCTGGTTGATTCCTTGCTTCAAAGTATACATTCTGTGCAAGACACTGTGCTTCTCTATGTCTGAATTCTTCTACACCTAGAGATGAATCATCAGCATATGCGGCTGGCATGAGTGTCAATGCACTCATTAACAGTTCTTTAATCATGGATAGTTACCCCAATATTCATTCCATTGACTTGATACAACATCCTTTGCGATATCTTTATCCCAACTAGAAGTATATCCTAATTTATCAATTACGAATGTTTGAACTTCAGAAACATGTTCAGCTTCACTAAACTTATTCTCAATCCCATCAATTGAGAAAACCTCTTCCTCAACATCCATCATGTAACTCTTAACTGCTCCCATTATACAATCTCCTCAAAACCTAGCATTGCAACTTTGTACTTTGTAGTACCCAATAACATTTGGTCGTTCATACTTGTAGAACGTAAACCATATGTTTGTCCATCCACTTCTTTAAGTGGAGCCATAACAGTGACGTTTGGATTATAGTCACCATTCTTTTCACCATCCTCAAAGTATTCTTCTTTGATACTCCAAGAACCCATTACGTTATTTGTCCAACGATATGCATATTCAAGTTTTTCTTTATCTGATGGTAAATCAGGCACATCTACAAAAGCAACTGTATGTGGTGTTTCCTCAAACGCTGCGTGAATAACTGCTACTTGTGTCATAATATATTCCTCTCTTTTCATTCTACATACTAATTATAACTGTTGATTCGTCAATTGTCAAGAGCTAAAGTATGTTTGATTCCCAAACTAATTGAGCAAGTTTATCTTCCATTCGGTATGCCTCTTTCTCCCAAGGCAAATCCCAATAACTAACTGAGTCTGCAACTGTAGACCTTTTCCAATGTCTGTCAGTAATGTTACCACTCATCTCATTACGAGCGTACTGTTTTGCATGTACCATTTCGTGACACAATGCAGTGACAAAATCTTTCAAGGATAAGTCCTTACTAACCTCAATCTCAAACTCACGATTAGTATCTTCCATCATGCAGTAACCGATAGCATCATCAGTAAACTTACGAATGTTAACAGTAATGTCTAAAGTTCTCATACGAGGCATAAGAGCTTTAATCATCGTGTCGATAACATTATAAGCAACTTTCTTTTGGTATTTGTTACCACCGTTTATTTCAATATAATTCATAATCTCTCCGAATCACTATACTAATAGTATACTTGTTATTACAACAAAAGTCAAGAGAAAAAGTAAAAAAAAAGTTCTTGAAAATCAAGAACTTAGAAAAAAGTTTGGTGAGGAGCAACTCTATTGAGAGAGTTGAGAGAGAAAGGAAGTTGCCCCTCACCAATGATTCTATAATACCACTAAGATACCATAGAGTCAATAAGTTTTAGTCAAATAGTTTTTCAAAAGTAGCAGTTCCTGCCACTCCATCTGCAACCAAACCATTTGCTGATTGCCATTCTTTTAATGCACGTTCTGTGCCTGGCCCAAAGTCTCCATCTGCACCAATACCTAATGCTTCTTGCATAAGTTTGACACCTTCGCCTTTTGCACCTTTTCTTAAAACACCAATATCGTCAAGGATATCTTCCACAGAACTATCGTCTGCACCTAAATCCTCTACACTCATACCTAGTACTTCCATTGCATGAGAGTATCGTTTTTGTCTATCCTCTAATCCAATATTGCCACCGTTGATCTTCTTAGTCATTTTCACAACATTGTCTGTATCAGCGATATCATTCAGATTATTTGCATCCCAAAACCAACATGCAGATTCAATTGCACCAGCTGGTGTTGCAACATACTCTGCTGCTTGTTCTGCACTCATATCAATACTTTCACCAAACTTGGTATAGTTATGTCTACCTGTTAATTGTTTTAGGCCTCTGCCTCTGAACAACCAACCATCACCTTCATTGACGTTGCCCATTTTGTACTTACGATATTCGTCCATGTACACATAGTTTGCAATCATTTCTGGTTTACGGTGATATTCATCTGCATCACGTTTAGGTGAGTTACCAAAGTATCGTCCAAAGACTGCACGAAGCGCCTTTGCACTATAGTTTAGATTTTCTTCTAATCGTTTGAACCCACCAGATTCGTGGGCACACTGACTTAAAAAGTGTGCAACTCTACGTTCTGTTGTGATACCGTATTTTGGTAACAGTTCGCACAGTGCATCATACCAATCATCAGCATCAGCAGATATGATTTCTGCGAGATGTCCTTTAGTAAAATCGAATTCAAAGCTCATATCTTTTCCTATTCTTGTTTCATAAATTCATCATTCCATCCAAACGCTTCCTTAACAACAGTTGTTGAAAGTCCTTTGTAAGTTTGATGTAATTTTTTATCTTTAGCATCAACTATTAATTGCGCTTCTGATTTGTGAAGTCCTTCTAATAATTGAATAAACATATTCTCACGTTTAAAACCAACTAGAGTATTATCTCCACCCTTTATAAAACGATACAGTTTCCTTGCTTCTCTGCGTAGTACTGTATGTTCTGTTCCTTCTTCAGCTTCATTTGCTTTGAAGGGAACTTCTCCTTCTGGAATCAACCATTCGATTTTAGGATCAAACGATGATTTGATTACCATTCGTAGTGGATCGCAATCGTGTTCTTTTAGGATTGCAACCTTTTTATCTTTTGTTTTTGCATTATGCACTTTTCTTAAAACCTCAGATAGTAGAGGTGTGTATGTGGACTGTGCCATATTAAAAATCTCCAATGTCATTCATAAGATTTTTCAATCTCTTTTTAATAAAATAATTTAACAGTTTTGATCGTTCACCTTTTGGTGGTAACTGATATTGTTCTAGTATCTCTACCTTCAGTTCTCTTGGAATCTGTTCCAAGTCAATCAAAACTTTGTTACGTTGATAGTTACGCATCATGTCTTCAGTACAATAATCTTCTGGGTCAAGGTCAATCCAAGTCTCCAGTTTTTTCTTGGACAAAGGCTTCTGTCGTAACTCATCTACAAACGTATTGTCTGATGATAAGAAATTAGGAACTCCATCACTTCTATCACCCTTCAATATATGTTCTCTAATATATATATCTGGATCTATACCACTTACAAACTTTTTCAACACAGGCGAAAATTGTTTTACAAAACTGTGTTTTTGCAACTGAATAAAGTCTTTGTCTCCAGAAAGAATTAGAACCTTCTCATACTCAGATGGTGTAACAGCAATATGTTGTACCACAGCAGCGATACAATCATCTGCTTCTGCACCTTCTACTTCTAAAACTTTGTATGGGAAATTATCTTTTATTTCGTCACGAATGTTGTTGAGAGTTTCAAAGATTAGATTCCAATCTAATCCAGAAGCTTCTCTATCTTTCTTACGATTAGATTTGTAGTTTGGAAAATAGTCTCTTCTCCAATACTTCTTACTATCGTAACAAAGAACAAGTTCTCCATATTCTTCACTAAACCTAGAACGATACATTCTAAGTGAGTTCAATACCATATGGCGAACTAGATTTTCATCAACATCATTTTTTCTTTTAGAACCAATCTGCATCATAAGATTACTGATTGTGACTTGGTTCATATCAACTAATATCATATATTCACCTTTTTATAGTATTATATAGTACTACAAAAATCATTAATTGTCAATAGGTTTATCTATTTCTTCTAATAATTTTGCCAAACCTTCTAAGTCAACATCATATGCTACACCATCATTATCCTTTATCACAGTGGTAAGCGTTTCAACAAGTTCTTGAAGCGGATGTATCATACCCAAGTCTCTGTAGATTGTAGACTTAACTAGTTCTATTATTACAGAAGTGTCTCTAATAAAGTTTTCACCATCTACATTCATGCCATTTTCTGACATGTTATGTATCATGTTTACTACCAAAGCTTCACATAGATTTTCAGTAAAGATAATATTCTCACGAATCTCGTGAGCTTTATTATCAATTTTAATTGCAACCTTTGGATTATTTTTAGGGAACTTTATTATATTACTCTCAGGGTTTTCATTATCATTAGTCATTTTCCATTTCCCTTGTCCAATCACATCCAATATCTGGATACCACATTCCAACAGTTCTTTTGGGTGTACCGTCTGGGTGATATGCCATCACTAAACAAACACTCTTACATTTCTTTTCTTGGTACTCTCCCCAAAACAAGTCTAACCATATTCCACTCTTTAGGTATCTTTCCATATTCTGAACATAACCTTCGTGGGATTTCATTTTAGCAATAGCACCTTTGACATTCTGTCTAACATTCTTACGTTCCGTTGCAAGAAGTTCTCTTTGCGTCTTAATCCATCTCTTCACACTTTTATGATTCCAAGGATCTGAGTCTGGACGAGCAAGAACGTCTGGATGAATTGATTTATATTCTGGGGGATTTTCCTTTAGTCGTTTTTCACGAGCTTTAGCAAGACGTTCTGCTGCAGCTGCTTTCTGTTCAGCAGACATTGGTTTCCTTCTCTTACGAGGTTTTGGAATTGTATTATCACTCTCAATTTTTGTACGCTGTGCCATATCACCTATCCTTTTTCCAAGGCCCATTATCAAAATCTTGTTGTTCCTGACATCTAGGACAACTAGAATATTTTTCCTCATCATAAATTATTGAACATTTAGGACAAGTTACAATCATTCTAGTATCCCATCTCTTCCTGTCGTTTTAACATCTTACGTTTGAACCTACGAGTAGCTGCAGCCTTTTCTTTTCTGCGCTTCGTTCCCTTACTCTCAAAGTAAGAGCGTTCTCGTAGTTCTTGAAACAAACCATCTTTGATAAGTCTTTTTTTAAGAACTCTCAATGCACCATTAACATCATCGTTACGAACTGTAACTGTTAATCCACCTTGATTTGTTTCTTTATCTTTTCTTTTTTTATACATATTTTCCTCATAGTTGGCCTGCCCTGTAGGACTCGAACCTACGACCCACAGCTTAGAAGGCTGTTGCTCTAATCCAGCTGAGCTAAGGGCAGTTATAACCCAACTGTACCTATTTTTGAAATCTCAGGGAATAGGTTCTACCCTCGTATGTAAATGTAACAGTCGAATGACTATAGATAGTGTGTCTACTTTCATCGTATGTTGTAACATCTCTACAAACTTGTTGTTGTTTATAACCAACAATCCGTTGATTACCTTTTTTCTTATCAGCGGCAACCATACCACCAATCACTGCACCAGCAGCTGCACCTTTGTCATTACCAGACGCACCCTTACCAAGTAAACCACCGATAATGATACCAGTAAGAACATCTGCACCAGAGGCACCACCACTTGTCTGTCCATATATAGGAACATCTACAACTTCACATGATTGATATGTAGTCGGTATACGTTTAGTTACAGACTTATAATGATCTTGTGCTTCATGTGCAGCTGCTGGATGACAACCAATCAAAACAACGAGTGCTGATGTACCAAGTAATTTCTTCATTCTTTTATCTCCAATACAAAATCACCAGTTCCAAATAGTTCATATCCAGTTTCACATTCAGTGATTTTTACATATGTGTCCAATACTCGACACATCTCTTTTGCAGCCACAATGGCCTCTTCTAACGTCTTGTAAATCATGTCATTATCAATTAAACCTCCGAATCACGAACAACATTCTATAATACCAAATTTATGACTCAGTGTCAAGAGGTATTAATTCTTTTTCTTTTGAGTCGCCGTGATATTTTACTTTTATATAGTTACCTTTTTCTAAAGTTTCAAGGGTGTGTTCAATTATCTCATCCACAACCTGTTTTTTACCTAAGTACTTTCCGTAGTAAAAGAAAGCAGCAAGTATTGATGTTGCTAAAATAGCATGTTCAATTGCTGTCATTTATCGCTCCAATGTAACGTAATCTCCAAAATATTTAGTGAACACAGAAATAAGGTTTTCATAATCACCTTCTATCATTTCATCTGTGATTGCATCACTATCCAATCCTAACTGTTCTGCAAGATCCCCTGCTCGTGAGAGTAGAAAAAATGCATTACCAGCAGGCCCATTTAAATCAATAACCTGTTCTTGCATAATCGCACTCCTGTTCCATTTCAGTTTCAAATTGGTTGAAGGTATCTTTTTTCTTCAAAAGAAGAACTTCAACAGCATGAAGCGCCATGTACTTCTCATCCGAAGCACCTTCATTCATGGCAATTACAAGATTCTCTAAAACCTCAATGTCTTCTAAAAGTTCTACCATTACGCAGCCTCCACCAATAAGTTTCCATAATATTTTACAACCTCTTCAGGCGTTGCAAAGTACTCACTGTACCTATCAAAAGGCACAATCATACCACCACAGTCTGGATCTTTACAGACTGCACCGACATACCACCCAGCGGCAGATGCCATAACGATATTCTCCGATACAGGCATATCTGTACCGTAAAATTTAACGTCTTTAATGTCTTTTTGAATTTTCATAGCGAATCACCTTTCTCATCATCTATATACATAATACCATTGTTATCACAACAAGTCAAGAGTTTTTTAATAATTTCTTTCAATTCTGTCGTGAATAGGAATAGCACCATAAAAGTTGTGTCCAAGCATTTGTTCAATCTTTTCACTGAACCTACTATCAGATGTTGCAGCATAGTTACCACCCATCATAGTCTGTTTACCTTCTGCTTCCTCTGGAATAATTTTCACAGAAGAACCAAAATGAAAAGTCTGTTTTACTAACTGAGCGGCAGGATAATCATCACATGGATCGAAAGGCCCACTCACGTTTGTTAAACAAAGTCCTTTGATGTTCCTAGATGAAACACCACCATTTGTGCAATCATACTGTGATGATGCATCTTTATAAACACTTACTAACAATCCCATTATACTTCTCCTAATTTGATTCCACCTTGGGGGAATATTAAACCAAACTGTTCAATCATTATATCACGAACTTTTTCTCTGTCAAGACTATCTCCACAGAACTCAATCTCACCCTTAGAGATGTATTGTTGAGTCGCCTCAAGAATCATCTTTGGAGTAGCACCCATTGGATAAATCGCATCAGGCACATCACCATAGAAACTTTCAACATACGCAACGAAATCAATCATCTCTGAAACAATTTTTTCTACACTCATAATTAACTCCTAACTAATATTCCACTTGAGTTGAACTTTACCTTTTTGCAAACACTCTTTGAGGTGTTCAAGATATTCAACTGTCTTACCTTCTTCAATCACTTTTTCAATGTTTGAAATCATTTGATTTTCAGCTTCAGCAAAATTCATAATGAACTGTCCTTCATTATCTTCGACAGTCAATTTTTTGTCTTTCCAATCTTCGTAAAAATATGCCATTACACTAACTCCAATGCTTGTGCCCAAAGTATTTTCGCACCATCGTGTGTTGCAAATCCTTCTTCGTCTGCAAAATCCATTGAAGAACTTCCCATTACTGTTTCTGCAATACCTTTAGTTTTCAAGATATATGCGATACCTTCGGCAGTGTTAGACCATCCGATAAGTCCAGTATCTGAACAACACTGAATACCACCGTTATGAGCACTGATAAAATCTACTTGGTTTGACATTTGTAATACCTTTCTCTCTGATTACATATATAATGTACCATTGTTATCATAACAAGTCAAGCACTTTTTAAAAATAAAGCTAAAAAAAAGCCCTTGAGAATCAAGGACTTATAAAAAAAATTGAAAAAAAGTTATTTTTTTTATTGATTTTTAGTAGTTGAACGCACTATTTTAGATTTTAAGCGAATCACTTTATCTTCCATGTGGTTTATATGTTCCCATAGAAATAGCTTTAATTTCACTTCTAGATATACCCATGTCATTGAGTTCTCTATCAGTCATCTGTGAAAGTTCTCTATAACATTTCCAATCCATCTTTGGTGTCATAACACGTTTTACATTTTTATATAAGTCTACTACTGCATCGCAAAATGCACAGTATGTCGCTGTTAGTGTAGTCATTACACCCATCCTTTCAAATTTTTATTTGTGTCTGCTTTTATTTCTTCAGACTCTATCATAAGTTTCTTTGCTTCTTTATAGTATCCTTGTCTTGAAAGTTCGGCAGCTGCTCTTGCATATCCTACTCTGGTAAAAAAGTTATTAAACCTAGAACCTAATTTTGCGAAAAACTTCGCAATACTTTCACATATCTCACAAGTTTCTTGATATGTGTGTCTTAATACTAATCCAATTGTCATTAGTTTTTTCTCCTCTTGTGTGTGATATTATAATATAAAATTACGTCATCATCTGTTAAATGTTTTACATCCTCAAAATATTCTGTACGAATAAAACGTACAATATCCGAATGCCTGTTCTTATTATTGAACAATTTTGCTATCCATTTTGTCATTTTCTTTCTTTCCTATAAAACGATAAAAGGGATGCACTGCATCCCTATTTTTTATTAGTTGGTTCGCTCAAAGCTTCCCATTCCTCATCTGTGTAAGGCCACATCGAATTTCTCCTTGGGGGTTGATTCAGTTTTATTTATAACAAAAGGACAGTTTTGTTGTCCTTTTAACCAGTGTTATTTTTGCATAACCGTTAGTCTATATCTGCATCATGCAGTTTAACAAAGAACTCTGCATCAAGTACAACAAGTGGTTTCTTACCGTTCTTTTTCATAACAACAATAGGTTCGTAGTTGCCACTGTTCTCTTGTGCTTGAGAATACGCTTCCCAAACATTTAGTTTTTCTACATTCTTACATTCTATTGAATAGGGGAATTTTTGTCTAGCAGCACGAGCCATGATGAGGTCTTCCCCACCAGCGCCCATACTCCTAGACTCGATATCTTCTGGATGTACTTCCAGTTTTTCTATCAGTTGATCTCGCACCCACTGTTGCAGGCGCCTACCTTTTGCTTTCGCACTTTGTGTTTTCATTAATAATCATCATCTGCTGGATCATATAGTTCATCTTCGTTATCACTATTTAGTTCCTCGCCACAAAATGGACAAAAGGTTGGTTGATAATACCGCTCTTCCATGCTATGCTGAATTCTGAATACAGCTTCACACTCTTCACATAGTATTTCTTTTTTACTCATATTAGTTATTAAGCTGCCTCGTAAACGTCATCCCACTTACCATTAAGTCCAGCAACCTCATATTCGGTTACTCTATTCTCAAAGAAGTTAGTATGGTCTGCTCCATTCAATACCCACTCCAACCACTGTAAAGGATTCTCTTTTACTTTATAGTTTCCTTTTAGTCCAAGTTGGATTAATCGTCTGTCTGTTATATATCTTATATATTGTTTTACTTCAGACTGTTCTAGTCCTTCAACCTCACCAAGTTTGTATGCAAGGTCAACAAAGTTATCTTCTAGTTTTACAGACTGTCTTGCCATCTCATATATAGTTGCTTTAAATTCATCGTCAATAATACGAGGATGTTCTGCACAATATGCCTTGAAGAGTTTTGCAATTCCTTCAACGTGGATTGATTCATCACGAATACTCCACTCAACAACTTTACCCATACCCTTCATCTTACCGTAACGCTGAAAGTTCAACAACATTACAAATGATGCAAACAAGGCAATACCTTCGTTCATCACAGACTTAGCCATTGCAAATGCAAGTCCACGAACTGTATTTGGATCACTGTCCATCATAAACTCAATCTTATCTGCCATCTCTGTGTATTCTAAGAAGGCATGATATTCGGCATCAGATAACCCAAGTGTCTCATTAAGAAGTGCATATGCACGTTGGTGAATAGCTTCTCTATTCGCAAACGAACCAAGCATATTTCGTACTTCGTTATTCTTAAATTTAGGAATAAGTTGGTCATAATAGTTTTGTCCTACTGCAACATCAGATTGTGTGAATAGTCTTAGGATGTTAGTGATATATTCTTTTTCAATCTCACTGACTTTGCCAGACTTCCAATCTGCAACATCTTCTGATAAATCAAGTTCGTCTTCAATCCAGTGAACTTTCTCATGTCTTGTTGTGATTTCAACTGCCCAAGGATAATGGAATGGTTTGTATGTTTCAGAGAACACCATTAGTCCACCACCCTTTTTCTTTACGAACTGGTCGGCAATTGCAATAAACTGATCGTATGTTCCAATCAACTTATCATCAATAAAGATTTGTGGAACAGAACGAGCATTAGGAACTCTCTGATAAAACGCAAGTCTCTGCTCTTCATCATCTAATCTACTCTCTGTATACTCGTAACCATGTGAATCAAACCAATGTTTGGCCTTCTCACAAAATGGACAATTTGATTTACTGTAAATTTCTACCTTCATTTCTTACCCCTGACATGCGACACATTCATCTTGTGTCATAGTTTGTGTTTCAAAATCCTTTAGTGCATCTCTTGTTACTTTCTCAGCAACATTCTCTGCACGTTGTGAAGTCTCTGTTCTTAGATAGTACAGACCCTTCGTACCTAACTTCCACGCAGCAAAGTGTGCCTTATGTAAGTCTCTTTTATCTGCCCCAGCTGGGAAGAATAAGTTTAGTGATTGTCCTTGACAGAGATATTCTTGTCTGTCTGCACCTTGTTCCACGAGAACAAGTTGATCCAACTCAATCGCTGTTTTGAAAACATCTTTGATTTTTTGCGAGAGGAAGTCGAGATGTTGGACGCTTCCCCCATTAGTAATAATATCTGACCAAACATCTTGTGTGTTCTTCTTTACTTTCTTTAATTCTTGTTCTAGGTATTTATTCTTCACCAAATGAGAACCAGCACGAGTACGGTGTGTATATGCATTCGCTTTCATTGGTTCAATAGATGGTGATGTTCCAACAATAATACTAGAGTTTGCATTAGGAGCAATTGCAAGTAGATGAGCATTACGTCTACCAGTACCCATCATATCAGGAGCCTCACCCCTTTCTGAACCCATAGTGGTAGATTCCTTTGATGCTTCATCTTTAATATATTTAAATACTTCTCTGTTTAGTTCTCTTGCTTCTACTGACTCAAAAGGAATTCTCTTCTGGTGTAAAAGAGAATGCCAACCCATAGCACCTAGTCCAAGACTACGTTCTTGTGTTGCTGAGTAGCGAGCACGCTGAATTTCATCGCCTGCATTGTCAATGAAAAACTGTAGAACATTGTCAAGAAAGCGAATAAGATCACGAATGAGATTTGAATTATTCCACTCATCATACTTCTCCAAGTTTACTGAAGACAAACAACATACAGCAGTTCTATCTTCAGATGTGGGTAGGTGAATTTCATTGCAGAGATTTGAACCATTAATTTTCAAACCTTTAGCTTTCATAGTATGAGGAAGTGCTGCGTTTGCAGTATCAATAAAGTTTAGATATGGTTCACCTGTACGATATCTCACTTCTAGAATTTGTTGCCATAGTGTTCTTGCAGGCATTGTCTCACGAACATCGTGGTCATTGGGATCAATCAAATCCCACATTTCTCCACGTTCTACTGCTCTCATAAAAGAATCAGTAATATTAATCGCATGGTGCAAGTTAAGGTTCTTACGGTTTACATCACCAGTGGGAACTCTCATGTTTAAGAATTCTATGATGTCTGGATGTGATACATCCATGTAAGCTGCATAAGAACCTTTCCTTGTCTTACCCTGACGATAGGCTGTCATGTCTGCATCTACTGTATGTAGAAACGGCATTGGGCCAGGCGCTTTATTAGAGATTGCACGAATGTCACTCCAATGTCCACCGACACCACCACCTTTAACTGACAACCAACGTAACTCAGCTGAATGGTCGATTAGTCCTTCTAGCGAATCTGGTACATAAGTTAGAAAACAAGAAATTGGTAATGCTCTTGCTTTTTGTCCTGTCCTTGGTGCATTTGACAACACTGGTGAAGCAAACATAAACCAACCTTTTGAAACGTAATCATAGATTCTTTGTGCGAGTCCTAAGTCTCCATCACAGTATGCAACAGCAGCACGAGCATATGCCTGTTGTGGTGAATCTTCGTCTGATTTACAATAATAGTCCTTGAGTAGTTTGTATGCTTGTTCTGATAAATCTTTGTCTCTGTTTTTGTCTATAGTAATGCCAAGGTGGTCAAGACCAGTTTCCTCAGCACTTGGGAATGTTACTACGTTCTCAAGGGCCATTTATAATTCTCCTAATGTTTCTATGTCCGCTTCCACGAGTTGAAAACGGTTAATGCTTCTAATCCGTGATGGGTGTTACTATGTATACATTCTGTAATCTCTAGAAATGTCATACCACCCAAAATCATATCGTTAACATCTTTTTCTTCTAGTGAAGATGGCCATAAACAAACACGATATCCATCGTTTATGCACCTTTCTATTTGTTTGCAAACTTCCTTATTCCTTGGTTCGTTATCTGGAACAAGTATTGCTTTATCTTTGTAATTAGGTACACGCAAATCACTTTGAGCAACCGCAATACAATTGTTAAGAAATAAACTATCAAGAGGGCCTTCCACGACAAGAATATCGTTAGAAGTGTCCACCCTGTTAAGACCAAAAATCTTCGGATGGTTCTCATCCAGAATGATGGTGATGTATTTCTGTGGTTCGTCACCAAACGCTCGTCCTTGATATGCAAATATTTCACCATTCGTTTTTCTGAATGGTATAATCATCCTTGGATGATCGCCTACCAATGATGGGAATTTGTTAGGTATAAACCTATTCGTAAACTCGAAAAAGTTTGGACAGTAATATATATCATTCCAAGACTCTTCAGGCAGTTTTCTTTGAAGAAAAATATTCTTTGCTGGATGTTTTTCATTCATATATGCAAATGATTTTAGTCCAGCGAAAGAAACTTTTTTCTTAAATTTTGGAGCAGTAAAATCAAAGTCTGGTTTAGGAACAGATTGTCCTGATCCTTTACCACCTCTACCATTTGATGTTTGCCCCTCTTTATATCTCTCCAAAGAATATTCTTTAAATAATCCAGCATCAACATGTTCTATCAATTTAGATAGTGTTGTACCAAAAGCACAGTTGTGACATTTGTAGAACAAATCATTCTTTGTTCTGTAAACAAAACCTCTAGCTTTCTTACGGTTCTTTGTTGAATCACCACAATACGGACAAGAAAAATTCCACAAAAAATCACTCTTCTTTGTGAAGTTTCTTAGTCTAGGGCCAATAAGGGATATATACTTTGTGTCGATATAATTCATAAGTCATAATATACACGATTTCACCATCAATGTCAATAGATTTACATAAAGATTGGTAGTATCTCTGTCAATGCAAAACCTACAACAATGGAAGCACCTATAATTAGGTATCTCCATTTCTCCAGTACACCTACTCTGGTTTGTATTTCTTCTCGCAGTCTCATAATCTGTTCTGTTGACTGTTGACTATGCTGACTCATAGCATCAACTAGTCTACGTTCTACCTCTGACATATGCTGAGAGGTTTCTTTAGCATTAGTCGTAATACGAGAATGTAATTCTTGTACACTCTCCCTAAATTCTTTTTCGTTTTCTTCCAATGCTTCTTCCTGCCTAATTAGTTTTTCTTCGTGGACAGCCATGATTGTATGTAATGAAGATGACACATCTGCAATTTTTTCGATAGCAGAATCTAAACGGATATGAATTTGTTTCATATCCGTCACTTCTCTTTTCAGAAGTTCTACTTCTGTTTCAAGACTTTTTACTGTTGCCATTTTCTAACTTCTTAATTCTTTTCTCTAATTCATCTATCTTCTTTGTAACATGTGGATACTTTTTCCTCCATGCATCTTCTGGTTGTTGCAACCAAGTCCATCCCCATCTGTCTATTAGATAATCTAGGATTTGGTCAAACTTACCATAACTCCATATTCCAATATGTGTACCTTTAAAATATGCAACGAATGCTGCACCAAATACAGAACCAGCTAATGCAGTGTAAATCCATAGACGGTCAGTAAGCATTGATTCCAACATATCTATCATTTATTTATTCCTTCTGCATATACTGGGTCAGTATATTTTACATAGTATGCCATACCATGATCGTATGCACCGTCAAATGGTTGTCCTTTTTTGAAGGCTCTCCATCTACCTCTCCACTTATCTTTTACAATTTGCCATAGTGACATTTTTCTTATGTGTCCAAAATAGTTGATATATGTCAAGTCTCCATGATGTTTATATCCCATGAAGAATAGTGGAACAGTTGTTACTATATCATTATTATTTACGACTCGTGTATGAGGTGTTGTAATATTCTTTACAAACTTTCTAGTTCCAACACGAGGTGAACCATAAGTGTAAAGATGTTCGACTTTTGTGGACTCCTCAATTCTTGAGGTTGCGATAGTCGCCATTGCAGCTCCTAGTGAATGTCCACAAATATATAATTTCTTTTTCTTGTGATCGGAATGGTGTTGTAGTATTGCATCCCAAATCTTATCTAGTTCATTTCTAAACCCAGAGTGAACCCACCCCTTTGTCATTGCACCACGAGGTATAGCATTTAAGTCTGCAAGAACATCTGATATCTCTGATGGTTCTGTTCCTCTAAAAACTAGTGCATATTCTTTATCGTTTGATACAGCATAACATTGAGCGCCGTCCATATCAAAATATTTTATTTCTGTGTATCCTAATTCTGAAAATGGGGCATCCTGTTTGTTCATGTACGCATACATAGACGCCTTTGCAAATTTATTGATCTGTTCCCTCATCGGCGGTATCCTCTATTGGTTTCACTGCCTCTTCATAATATAGAATTATTTGTTTTTGTTGTTCTATATATCTTCTTAATTCTGCAAAGTTCTTCGATAAATTTTCATAGTCTTTTACTGATATTGCAATATAAGAATCTGTTCCATTCTTAGCGGTAAACTCTTTCATAAAATCTTCAAAGTTTTCTTCTGGAGAAACTACATAGATTTTAATTTCATTCATTCTTACAGGTCTTGGAGCTGGAACTGTTGGTATGTTTCGCTCTACAAGTTTTGTTACTGTAACAACTTCTTTTTCTGGTCTGAACGTACTACAACTACTCAGGAGTAGCGTTGTCACTAGTAGCAGACTCAAGGTCAACCCATAGTTTGTCTGTCGCATTTTGCATTCTCTTTTCAATCAAGCCTGGTTTTTTATTCGCCAAGTGTGTTAAATTATGTTTATTCAAAGTTTCACGAAGCTCATCTCCGTACACTTCTGACTTTCTCAAGTCCTTGTTAAGTTGATCTGTGAGAGCATTCAAACGTACATTATTTTTTTCCATCTTTATGATAGTCGCTTGGTTCTCTTGATTTGCAACTTCTAGTTTTGCATTGTTCTCACGCAACTGAGCAATAGTTGACTGTGTTGTATCATAGTAATACTTGGCGGCATAAGTTGCACCGCCAAGTATTCCAAGTATGATAACTAGTGCATATATTTTAATCATTGTGTGAGTGCTTCTCTATCCTACTATGTATTTCCTGTAAGGAGTCTTCTGCACCCCACTCAATCTCATCTATCCATTCTTCTATCTGAGCAAATGAGTTTGCAACCTTGACTTCAAATTCGTGTTGAAAATCATGTAGTGATTTCATCTGAACAGTAAAGGTGTCATTTATTAGTTCATCTTGACTGTTTACATGTACACCCATTCCATCAATACGATTATGTGTTTCAAGTATTGCATCAAGAGTTTTCTGATTCAATTCCTCAATATCTTTTTGTAATTGTTTCACATCGTTAAGGAGAGTAACTTCCTTTTCAATTTCACTTTTCGCAGTAAGTTCTGCAACTTCACTCTTTAACAAACCTATTGTCTGAGCCTGTTGAGCTGTCCACCATACAAAGGCAGACACCTGTAACACTATTGCAATAACTATACCAATACTAAATTTCATGTTCATCTTCATCTCTTTCTTTCAAAATTGTTCTCATAACATCACTAGCAGTATTTGGAAAATATCTAGGAGCGATACTATGAATCAAAAGTGCAGGCACACATAGTTGTAATAGTACCGCTGTTTTGAGAGCACGTTTCATATGTTGCCCACCTGTCATTCCTACTTCTTCTAGATGTAACTTGCACTTTTTACTTAACATTACATTAACTTTCTTCTAATCCACATTACTATGGCATATACAGTTATACCGTAAACCGTTGCGACTCCAATGTCTACAAGGTGTTCACGCATATGATAGATAAATTCTATCCCTGCTTGTACATCACCTTCCATTATTCAGACTTCCACATAGTCCACACACCCCATGCAATTGCAATTCCAGCTGCAATCTTAGCGAGTGGTGCCATAAAAAGAATCATTAGTCCTAGTGCAACACATACTGCACCATCTAATGTAGTTCTTTCACCTAGTCTGTTTTTAATCCATCCTCTTATACCAGTTTTGGTTTTTTTGGTTGGTTTCTTAGCCATTTCTAGCCTCCTTTATGTATTTTCCATAGTTATCTTTATTCATAACTAGGAACATTTTTTCTGCAAGTAAGTTACCAGCAACATAATCTGCAAGATAATGAAACCCTGCTTTCACCCTACCTAGTCCACACTCTTTTGCGGCTTTTGTGATACCGTCTGTGTGTTCTGGAAACTTTGCAGAAACGTATAGTCCAACCAACATTGATTGTGTTGCATGTCCACTAGGATATGATCTTGTTTTGTTAGTTGTACTAGACATTGGTTTGATAGACGGATCAACTTCGTGTGGTCTATCAAGGTTAAATTGTTCTTTAAAATACCCAATGGTGGGTTTGGCCTGCATAACAATATCTCTCATTTCAGTATCGTGAAATATCAAACCATGTTCTTCACAATACTTTTCAATAGCGTAAAATGAATTCTCATCATGGTCACGAATGGACTGTTCATCTTCTGGAGTCCTATTCGCAATAATCTGTTTTACCTTATCTGCCTCTTTCTGTAAATCAGTAGGAGGTTCAGGTAAAGTAATCCGTTCATATAATTTTTCAGGAAAAAATTCAAACGCTTCAAAACTTAATTTGGGGTTTGATGTTGCAAAGTTAGTTTTTCTCATAACTGTCTTTGCAATTAAATCTAGTTCCTTTCCATCCCACTTTAGGACGAAAGGCATATTGATATCTGTCTGCATATCATTTAAGACTGCTTCGGCGTCTGGCCCCAGTTTCGCAATCTTTTTACCAAACTTCTTGTAACTCTGCTTAAACATCCGAATAAGCTCCGCCACAGTAATCTGTTTCTTGTTTCGTGCGTCATTGACCCTATCTAAAAAATGTCTGGTAAATTCTACGTCAATACCAGCGGCAGCATATAATCTATCTGCATATTTTTCTACGCCGTTTAAATCGTTCTTTGAAAGTTTTGCACCACCAGTTTGTGCATTCAAATCAGCAATAGGATGTACTTTGGCAAACTGATTAAAGGTTTTCATTACTTTACCTTTGAAAGTGCAAAGTCAGCCATTTTCATAAATTGTGCTTTTGTTCCATTCAACATCTTTTGTAGTTTCTGTTGATTAGAACGATTTACTGCGTCATATACTTGTGTAATAGCAGAGGCTGTGAACAAGTCCACTTTCATAGAACCATCTTTGAATTTAATATTCTGGTTCTGTTTTCTCTTTACAATATTCTTTAGAACATCTATATTGTCTTCTGCAAGGATAGATGCACGTTCCATAGTAGTCTCTTGGACTTTCTGTGCGAGTTTTGTTTTCATTGCTTCTCTCTTTGCTTTCCGTTCCGACATTCTTTTGTAGAAGGTTCTTGCTTCTTTTGTTCTACCATCGTATGGGTTTTTCTTTTTCTTCTTAGGCATTCTCCAATGCACTGGATCATCACCAGTACCAGCAACAGCAGCACCTGATGCATTTGCTGGTGCATCCTCATCTACTTTTTTGAGGCCTAACATTGGATCGTCATAGAACCTTTTCATCATGTCATCAAATTTTAGACTCATAATAGATCCCCTATATCCGCTTCTTTAATATCTTCAGCAGAAACAAATATCTTCTGCTTTGTTTTCTTGTGTATTACTGGAAACACATCAACCCCCAGAATTGTATCTGCGGCTGGTGTATCTTCAAATACTTCTACTTCATCGCCCTCTAGTGCATCTATCTCATCTTGTTCTTCACCAGATGTTACTACGTCTTGCACGAGAACATAAATTCCTTTTGACAACTTACCATTGTCAAGTGTTACTTCCTCAACGATAGTATCGTCAAGTTCCATGTCATTTTCTTGTAGATATTTAATGAACTCACGTTCAAACATCTTTTCATCCTCGACATGTTCTTTGAAGGTATCCTTTAAAAGAAACAATGCAGCTGCATATGTACCTAGTCTTGTTCTTAATCCAGGCACCTTCTGAAATATTTTCTTAATGTTAAATACCAGTTTGTGTAGAATTGTATACGCATTCTTTTCAGATACTTTATACAATGTCTTATCAGTTCTGTTTCCATCTTTGTCGATGATGCCCATCTTAAATGCATCAGTCCTGTCAAACGGTGTTGTTAACAGTTTGATAAAACGGTAGGTAACAAATAAATCAATCGCTCTTCCCATTATAGTTTCTCTAATACCTTTTTAATATCTTGTATTTGTTCTACTTCTGGTATCTCACCCTCTGGTAACATATTTAAAAATACCATGAATGTTTTAAGAACACTCCATAATTCTGGTTCAATTTTAAACAACAACAAAGTAGAAGCTGCATCTGCACCAAAAACATTATTGATAACAATCATATGATTAAGTATAAGGCGTTCTTTTAGTTCACCTGTTTCGTTATACTTTCTCAATAAACGCTTAACATATTTAAAGCGTTTCATGTCATCGTTGAATTCGGTTTCACCTTCACATTGTGGATTATCATAATGTTTAATAGCAAACATAATGATATTGTCTTTACTTAATTTTTCAAACATAATAACCTTGTCGTTTTAAACGATTTTGGCTCTGATAAAATGAGTTCCTGCTTGAGTTTTTTCGTGCATGATTTCAATTGATCTTCCACCTTCAACTTTGTGTGAAATGCCGTCATCGTCAATTTTTTCGTGGTCGTCATCTTCTCCAAAACGTCCACCAAACTGTGTCAATGGCATAGAAACTTTGCCACCTTCACCAAGATCAACATCACCAAAAGAAATAGATAAACGTCCAAGTTTTTCTCTAAGTTTATTCATAGCGTGTTCTGGAACTAGATACTCTATATTTCCCATTGCACCCAAGAATGAATTAATTCTTTCAACTGATTCTGGTTTAGCGAGGTCGTTAGTGAAGTCAGAACCGTCTACTGGATAACCACCATCGACTGCTTTTTCAGTCAAATGTTTTTTAAACGTCTTCATCTTCATTTTCCTCTTCTTCTTCCATGTCCAGATCATCCCAACTTACTTCATCCTCGTCAACCAATGTAGCCTCTACTGGAGAGGCTACATCTTCATTTGGGTTGACTTCTAGGATTTCTTGAAGGGCTTCTGGTTTATTTTCAGGCATTGGTTTGCCATTTGCACCATATCTGATAGCCATCAAATTACTCCTTAAGCGATTGTTACACCATCTCTTGCAAGCACAAGCCACTTACTGTTTGTAAAGATAAGTGTTACTGTATCATTTACATCAGCAAAAGTGATAGTTGAACCATTTGCAAAATTGGAAGGTGTTATAACAGCGTTACCACCATCAGCAATCATTGTGATGATTTTGATTTGTCCGTTAGAACCATCTGCAAGTCCAGATGAATGAGCACCACCAGCAGCTACAGTATTAATATGAGTAATAGATGTACCTGTTGTTGATGTTACGTCTGGGGCAGCAGAAGTGTTAGAAATTACCTGTGCAGCACCATCCAAACCAATCCAAGTTGGAATGTTTTGAACTGTGTCACGAACAGTAATCTTTTTATTGACAGGGTTTCCTGCTGGATCGTCAATAACGTGAAGTAGATCCTCGGCAGCAATACCTGTTCCTAGATCGTTTAGTGCTGTAATTTTTTTATCAGCCATTTGTTTTCTCCTTAATTGTTAAAACCCTCAACTCAGTGCAGTTTGCACTGCACTATCGTCTTGCGAGGGAATGCTACTGGCGGGATTCGCCTCACCTAATAGGTTTAGAAAAACGTCACATTGTTGCATTGCACCACTTAGTGCATTACCCTGTGCTGTCAACTGTACCTTCATATTATCTACGTTTTGCATTTGAGTTTGAACCTTTTCAAAATCTGTCTGCAATTGTGTCTTATATTCTTCAATTTCACTGACACTTAGTGTCTTACCATTTTTTTTCATTAATCACTCCATTATTATAGTATTATTTATGCGATTGCCGTTAGTGTTCCAGCGGCTGTACCAGCAGCGGCACTAATTGCAACCAACGAGTTCAATGTAGTTCCTGTATCTTTCAGTGTACCACCAGCAAGCGCTACGTTCTGAGCACCGATTGACAATACGTCATCTGCAACAACTGTTGTACCACCAGCACCAATTGTACATCTGAATGTCAATCTGTTTGTACCAGTACCAGACTGATATGTTGCAGTCTTAGTTGCGGCTGAACCACCACCAGCTTGGTCATTAGCGATTACTATAGTTGGTGAACCTGTTACAGTTACCTTCTCGTTGTAAATTACACGAACATCAATGTTACCACCAGCACTTACGTCAAATGCAGTAGTTACAAAATCTGTCGCAGTGATAGTTGCAGCACCAAGTCCGACAGTACTAGATGTACCACCAGCAAGTCCGCCGATAGAACATAGAACTTCTTCGTTACCTTTACCGTTTAGCACTACCCAACCTCTATCAGTTGCGAATGCCTCTTTCTTTTGTGCAGCAGTGAGCCACTTTGGTTTGGACTCATCTGCTGTTACTGTTGTTCCCCATAGGGCCATAGTCTTTCTCCTTATTAAAGATTTTACTCTTCTATTTATCTAAATCCATATCTCTTCAATTGAGAAATGGTCTTTGTTGGACTCAGATGATGAATCCCAATACCACCTTTGGTTTCCCATTCAATTATATTCTTCTTATAATCATCAATCAGAATATTTGGTTTACCATCAGTCATGGCATATTTCTGTTTGTCTGCTCTCATAACAAGATGTATTTTACCAGTAGGTTTTGCATTTCGTGATAACCACTTTTTCTTGCCTGGCCTACTGTTCGCATCTCTATTTGAATATGCAGACAGAATGTTTGCTTGATACTTATTTATCAATTTCCACATTACCTGAGCGCCAGGCATCCAATCTAATGTTGCCCAGAAATCTTTCTTTCCAGTGATTGCATTCCAACGCTCATCTTTATCAGTTTTTGCAAATTCTAAACCAGTGAGTTTTTCATACCCACCAATGAAGTCACATAAAACCATATCCATATCACAGTAAATCTGTGGAAGCTCTGCTTCTTCAATGTTTGTGAGTTCCACAAGATATTTCATTGTTACACTTTATCCTTTGGTGCTATTTCAACTTTTGACATTTCTTTACCTGTCATAGTTTTACCATTCTTCTTTGGTTCTTCTTCTTCTTCAGATTTTGTTTTCACACCATCTTTCTCAGCTGCAGCTTCTGCCCACATACTAGAAATGTATTGTGC